AGGTTTAAAGTTTGGGTAAGAAAAGAGTTTACACACAATCACAGAAAATATCACGGAGAGTTTTTACATGGTTTAGCTATCGCAGTAAATTGTGTACCTGATCGTTGTTTAAGTTTTCAAGTTATTTTTACTGGTTGTGAAGATGAAGATAATAGACTGAAGAACCCCCATGGAGGTGCAATGTGGGCCAGAGTGCCTATCACTGCATTAGTCGCAGATGAGCCTCTTGATGAATTTCCTCCGCCCATCAAGACTCATTTAGCACAGCCATGGGACTGTTCTTCCAGACATCACGAAGTAATTGTTTTTGATCGAACATCCTCTAGTCCTTGGTTATGTAAGATAGATGGAGAGTTTTATACTGGTCAATATTATATGACCGTAGATTACACAGGTTCAGAAATAGCAGACGATCCCGCACAACATAAACAGTCGCATATTATTAGATTAACCAATGGCCCTTGGGAGGGTTGTATTGTGGCTTTACCTAATAATAGGGTGAGAGTAACCTCCCCTGCAATGTGGGTAACAGGTGATGGCCCTCCAGATTTTATACCTTCACAATGGAAGCATAGTGCTGAAAGTGATGATAGTTATATGGATTGGAAAAACACATTTAACAATTTGTATGCTGAAGACGATGAAGATAATAAAAAATGATAAAGTCTTTACTATCACTGATTTTAAAATAAATAAAAAATACAAGTATAACGAATTTACAAGGAATGATGAAGAGACCGGTAGAACCTATAATGTAGGAAAACTAAAAGTGCCTTCTGTCACTACTATTTTATCCGCGACACAAAGTGAAGACAAAAAAGAAGGATTGAAAGCTTGGCGAGAACGAGTAGGCTATGAGGAAGCAACACGAATCACGAACCAAGCAGCAACTCGTGGTACTGAAATGCATTATATTCTTGAACAATATTTTCAGGGTAAAGGATATTTAAATATTTCAAAGGAGGGTATTTTACCTCGAATGATGGCTCACACAATTGTGTCTAATCTTGACAAACTAAGCGAGGTCTATGGCACTGAAGTCAGCTTGCACTATGAAGACAAATGGGCAGGTTCTAGCGATGCAGTTGGATATTACAACGATAAACCTACGATCATTGATTTTAAACAATCCAATAAACCCAAACGAGAAGAATGGATTGAAGATTATTATTATCAAATAGCTGCATATGCTTTAGCGCATAAAAAAAACTTTGGTGATATTAAACAAGGTTTGATTTGTGTATGTACAAAGGATTTATTGTATCAAGGATTTTTGGTTAACGAAACATTACTAGCAGAGTATGAAAAGAAATGGTTTGCAAGGGTAGATAAATATTACAAATATTTTAAAACTTCTTCTCCTAACGTTTGAGCACTTAACTTCATTTTTTGATTTAAAGTTTTTAATATAAACTCATCTAAAGTTTTTTCGGCAATTAAATCTATGTATGTTACACTTTTTTTCTGTCCAGAACGATGTGCTCGATCCTCTGATTGTTGCCTTACCTCCAGGTTAAATGAGTTATTAAAATAAATGACAGTGCTAGCGGCAGTCAAAGTTAATCCATAACCACCAACAGTTGGATTACCAACTAAAAACTTTACAAGAGGGTTTTGTTGAAAGTTTATTACAGCAGATTCTCTCGCCTCTACAGACACACTACCGTATATCTCAACAGTAGATTGAGCCCCATACTTATTTTTTAATTCCTCGCAAATCAATTCTATAGATTTTACAAAGGTAGACCAAATAATTACTTTACCTTCAACTTCGTCTAAAATGTTGAATAATTCTTTTAATTTAGTATTAGGAAGCTCTTTGACTTCACCATCGTCTGTATTTAAAAAACCACATGCTACTTGTTGTAATTTATTGATTTCACTAAGTTTATTTGTATAGCTTACCATTTCATTTTCAATGACAGTTCTGCAATATAACTTAAGATCGTTGTATATTTCCTGTTGTTGTTTTGAAAGACTTACCATTCTTTTTTCATAAACTTTTGGTGGCAGATCCAAACAATCGTCTTTTTTTACACGAAAAGAAAATTTTTTTAATTTTTCTTCTAACTCATCTAAATTTTGATAGTAAATAGGTATCATAATGTTTTGGTTCCCGTTAACTTGTATTTGTTTCATAACTGAATATCGTGCTCGAAAAACAAAATAATTTGTAAAGCCTAAAGCTCCTTGCTTTAAAAACTCAGTTTGGCTATAAAGATCTAAAGGAGATTTTGTTATTGGAGAACCTGTTAAAATTCTTTTGTAAGATACTGGTCTGCATACTTGTAGTATATTTTTTGTGCGTTTGGCTTGCCTATTCTTTATAGTCGTAGACTCATCAAGTATTACACAACTTTGACTACCATATTCTTCGACCACAGATTTTAAAATTTGTGAACCCTTGTCATGTGAAAAAGCCTCCACATTAAATAAGTAATAGTTAAGTAAGTTATTTTGCCTTGTAAATTTTTTATCTTTTTTATGAACATTAACGTGATATTGTTCAGGACTATGTGTATTTATTTCAAACATCCAATTTCTATACACAGAATTAGGTGCAATCACTATTACTGTTTTAATTTTGTTGTTTTGATACAGATGACAAACATTATCTATAGCAACTTTAGTTTTACCAGTACCCATCTCCATTAGATAAGCATATTCTTTTTTATCCTTGCCTAAATTAAAAGCTTCAAGTTGATGTTTAAAAGGTTTTGTTTTAAATTTATACTGCGTCATATTATTTCCCAAATTATTATACATTTTCTCTTGACATTGTAAACAATAAAATTTAGTTTGAATAATGTCAAAATTAAATTTGGCATAATTTTAGGAGAATCTAATGGATCTTGAACAAGAATCTACTAGTATAACAGTAGACACGGACAAAACGAAAGAATTGTCTGAACTTTGTAATGAGATGTTGGATCTTCAGGAACAAGTGAGACAAATCGAAGAACAATTAAAAAAGAAAAAAGATGAAGTTTCCAAACTTTCTGAACTTGAGATACCAAATCTTATGCAACAAGCAGGTGTAACGAGTCTTAAATTAGCAAATGGTTCGTCTGTTGAAGTTAAGCCTTTTTATGCAGCAAGAATCCCACAATCAAAAGAAAGTGAGGCTTTTAATTGGCTCACCTCTAATGGTCATGGGGATTTAATCAAAAACGTAGTGTCTCTAAATTTTCAAAGATCGCAGGACAACGAAGCAAATGCTTTAGTCCAAGATCTAATTGACAAAGGACACAACGTATCTCAAAAGAAAACCGTAAACCCAAACACATTAAAAGCTTTTGTAAAAGATGAAATACAAAAAGGTAATAATGTTCCTATGGATTTATTTGCGGTATACATATCAAATAAAACGACTATTAAAACAAAGGAGTAATAAACATGAATGAAGTCGCAACAAAAAAAGAGTCCCTTCCTACTCTTACAAATTTGGAAGAATTTTCAGGACAAGGTACAGAAAACATCACAGCTCGTGATACAAAATTACCTATTTTAAAAATACTTTATGCTAACTCACCAGTGCTTGATGAGAGTGATGGTAGGTACATTGAAAAAGCAAAACAGGGTGATATTTATAATGAAGTCACAGGTTCCCTTTATAAAAGCAGGGAGGGTGTCTACGTTGTGCCATGTCTTTTTATAAATACATGGAATGAATGGGCAGATCGTGGAGATAGTCCTGGTAGACCCGCTGCTATATATACAAGTCTCAAAGCCCAAGAGGAGGCTGTTGGTAAAACCTCAAGGGGCGATGATGGTAAAGATCGTTTAGAAAGTGGTCATTATGTTGAAGACACAGGTAATCACTTTGTCTACATTCTTGATAAAAATTTTCAGCCTATTGAAAGCGCATTAATCACAATGAAATCCACACAAAAGAAAAAATCAAAAAGGTGGAACGCTATGATGCAATCAAAAAGAATGAAAGGTAAGAATGGTTATTTCATACCTCCTTCTTGGGCAAGTGTTTACAAACTTACAACTAATAAAGAGCAAGGTAATGGAAATACTTGGTATGGCTGGGAAGTGGAATTTGTTAGATTCCTTGATAAACCAACTGACCAAGGTGCACTTGAAATAACAAAAGGCTTTTATGAAGGTGCTAAACAATCTGATATCTTTGGTAAAGTTGAATTTACAGAAGATAAAATCAAACCTGTAAAGGCAGAAACTATTAAAGAAGACGTTCCTTTTTAAACCATGCATAAGGAATTGTTATCGTTGTTTCAGGGCGATAACTCTCAATATCTCAAGTCCTCTCTTACTGGAGAGGACGATGAGAGGGGTAAGAGACAAGCCAACTATGTTACTGTACACGAACCAGTTACAGATAAGATATGGAAACAACATCTTGAAGGTAAATTAAGATTAGGACTGAAACCAGAAATAGATAGTGTTTGTTATTGGGGTTGTATTGATGTTGATCCAAATAATTACAAAGATTATTCTGAAAAAAAATATGTAGAGATTATTAAAAAATATAATCTACCGTTTGTGCCAGTAAAATCTAAATCTGGAGGATTACATATCTTTGTTTTTTTTACTGAAAAAGCTGATGTAAAAAAAGTTCAAATTAAATTACAAGAAATAAACGAAGAATATTTTTTAGCACAAGAAATTTTTCCATGTAACAAGGCTGTAAATATGCCTTACCACAATATGAATGCATCTATGGAGTTTGCATTTGACCAAGACAATACACCAATTATGGTAGGTCGTTTTTTAAGTTTAGCTAAAGAAAAACAAATTAAACCAATTGATTTTTTTAATTTAAAAGTACAAGAATATCAAGCAGAAAGTGAATGGAAACATTATCCACCGTGTGTACAAAAATTAATACAAGAGGGATGGTCCGGCAATAACAGAAATAATTTTTTATTCAATGTGTTGGTTTTAGAAATGAAAAAGAACAACACTTTAAATGTCCAACAAGTAGACGAGATTGCTCAACAAAGAAACACACAAATATTTACAAAACCGTTATCGCGTAATGAAGTAACACAATTAGCTAAATCAGTGCATAAAGGTGGTTATCAATTTCAATGTCCACCTAAACATCCAGAATATAATCCTATATGTAATAAAGAATTGTGTAAATCACGAAGATTAGGTATTGGAGACGCAGTGCCTGAAATAATAGAGAGTTTTGATAATATAACTTATATTCAAGATACAAAAAATGTTTGGTATGAGTTTGACTTTAAAGGTTCACGAATAACAGTTACACCAGAAGATATGAAAGATGAAAAATCTTTTCGTGTGCGTTTACTAAAGCATCGTGTGTATTGGCTCACTTTACCTAAGGCACGAAAAGGCCCTAGTCCTTTTGAACTACTTATGAAAAGTATAGTAGAAAAAGCGCAAGAATCTATGGATCACTTGTACACAGATACAGTGGAAGAAGAGCGTTACTCTGTATTGAAAGACTTTTTTGAATCACATATAGAACAAGATAAATTTAATAAATTAAAAGATGGTTATGTGGTTCTTGACTCTAAATCTAATGTTTGTTTTTTTAAAAAATTAACACTTGATAGATTTCTCAAGAAACACGCATCACGCACCTTTACTACTACCGCGGAGGCTCTTCGTATGTTAAAATGCAAAAGAACAGATTACAAAGAAGGTGAAAAAAATGTTTGGTTTGTCGAAATGCCAGAGTTTGTGAACCATCAAAGTATTAAAAGAACAGTTGATAAAAATGAAAAATCAGAAATGGACGAAAGCTATCATGACAGGTTCAGGCCTACAAAAACAAAAGACACTGCACAAAAAAACAATTAAGATATTTGGACCTCCGGGCACTGGAAAGACATACACTTTGATTGAACGTGTTTTAAAAAAATATCTTCGTGTTGGCATACATCCTAAAGATATTGCTTTCATATCGTTTACTAATAAAGCAGTAGATACTGCTAGAGACAGAGCTCTAGCCGCCTTTCCTCAATATGATATGGACGACTTTCAAAGATTCAAAACACTTCACAAATATTGTAGGAGATATTTTGAGGAGGAGGTTTTTGACCCCAAGAATTGCATGTTAGATTATGCCTTACAAACTAAAATTATTAAAACCTCAGACAAAAGACTTTCTGATGATGGCTTTATGTATAAAGATTGGTCGCTAGGTGTATATGATAAAGCAAGAAATATGTTACAGGATCCAAAACTTGTATACAAAAAAGAAAGTTATAAAAGAGATAATTTAGATGTTTTTCTTCGTAAGATAAATACATATGAACATTACAAAAAAGACTCCTTTATAGATTTTACTGACATGATTGAACGAGCCATTGATGAGGTTGAGTTTCCTAATTTAGAAGTTTTAATTTTAGATGAAGCTCAAGACTTCACTCCTTTACAATGGTCTGTTTTATACAAAATGGTAGACAAAGTTAAACGAATATATTTAGCAGGAGATGACGACCAAGGCATCTACAAATGGAATGGTGCGGATCCTAAATATTTTACTACTTACTTTCCCGGTCGAGAGGTAATTCTGAGACAAACAAGACGTTTTGGTAAAGAGATATATAAGTTTTCACAGATTATTAGGCGGGGTATATTTGATAGTGTTGAAAAAGAATATATACATACAGCTAAAGATAGTTACATCAAACGATATTTAAATTTTAACGAAGTGCCTTTTGATGCTTGTAAAGGCACTTGGTATATTTTAGGTCGTGTAAACTCTAGCGTAACAGAACTAAAAATGGCAGCTAAAAATGCAGGATTATATTATGCTGATAACAAAGGTAACAAATCATACGATTCTAAACAGTGGCAAGCAATTAAATCGTGGACTAACTTATCTGGAGATAAACAAATAACAAGAGATCAAGCTGAAAATATGTATAAATACATTAGAGATTTATCAGACTATGATTTTAGAACGCCTAAGTTTTGGCAAAATGTTCCTGAGAACCAAATGTTTAGTTATCAATATTTATGTGATTGGGTAGGTTTAGATTTAAATAAAGAACAGCAAACACAACCATGGTGGACAATATTAAAAAGAAATTTTACTCCCAGACAAACAAATTATTTTATATTGTTACTAAAAAAGTATGGTCAAAAAAGATTAAATGAAGAACCCAATATTATTATTGATACTATTCACTCTGTAAAAGGTGGTGAAGCTAATAATGTATTAATATACTCTAAAACAAATTGGCCAGCATCGTTTGCACACAAGACAAAAGAAGAAAAATCTGATGAAAAAAGAGTGTATTATACAGGTGTCACAAGAGCCAAAAACACTTTACATATTTTATCCACAGATTATAAATATAATTATCCCATAGGAATGGATTATCTAATGTATTTACAGGAGAGCGCATGAAACCTTATTTTAAAGAACTTAAAGCACCACAATTTTATAGCCCTAAAATACATGGTATCGCCTGGGATTTAGACACAACTTGGATTGAATATTTTAATTTTACTGCAACACAAGTCCCACAAGAGTTTTTATTGGAGGATAGTTTTTATAGTTGGCTTGCAAAAAGACATCCTTTTAGAGCCGGGCTTTTAAAGATGGAAAATAAATCTATTTATAATTGGCATAAAGATTCTAATCGTGGAGTTTGTATTAATTGTATGGTGCCTACACCAAATACCTCTTACACTTTTTTTAGAGAAACACATGATGTGCAACATCCTCTAATAGAATTATCGTATTATCCTGGTGTAAGGTATGTATTTAATAATCAAAAAGATCACATGGTTATAAATTATGATGGTTTACGATTCATGTTAACTGTTGAGTTTGAAGCAGACAAAGATCATTTAACCTTTCATGATCTCGTTGAGGATATAGAGAAAAATTATGAAAGATGAAATTTCACACCTTTTGATAAAGTTTTTTAAAAAGTATAAAAAACAGTTTGAAGACGATGATCTTCAACAGTTTACTGAACTTTGGAAACGTTTCTATGAAACTGTTGAGGAAGAGGACAACATTTGGAATCAGGGCGGTTTACATTACAGAGATTTTGAAATACAACCTTCACAATTTATTAACAAGAATAAATTACAATTTGCTGAGGGTAATGTAATAAAATACGTTTGCCGACATAAATTAAAAGGTAAAAAAGAGGATATAAAAAAAGCTAAACACTATCTTGATATGATATTATACAGAGATTATGACTAGTTTACAGCTTACATTTAATTTTAAAAAACACATCTGGTCTGCGCCTTTAGACTACAAAGATTTATCAGAGGCCACTGAGATTGCTATTGATTTAGAAACCAAAGATGAGGGTATTAATAAAGGATTAGGTTCCGGTTGGGCCACTGGACAAGGTGAAATAATTGGTTTTGCAGTAGCAACTGAGGGTTTTCAAGGATATTATCCCTTTGGTCATTTTGGCGGTGGTAATCTAATCAAAGAACAAGTTTTAAAATACATGAGTGATGTGTGTGCCTTGCCTTGTCGTAAGATATTTCACAATGCTCAATATGATGTTGGTTGGTTACATTCGTATGGTATCGAGGTTAAAGGTGAAATAGTAGATACTATGATAGCTGGAGCTTTGATTGATGAAAACAGATACACTTACAGATTAAATGCTTTAGCCAAAGATTATCTTGGAGAACTTAAAGCAGAAACGGATTTGAACGAAGCTGCTAAGGCTCATGGTGTAGATCCAAAAATGGAGATGTGGATGCTACCAGCAGAGCATGTGGGTTATTACGCAGAACAAGATGCAAGGCTCACTTATTTGTTGTGGCAACGATTTAAACACGAGTTATTTAAACAAAACTTACAAACGATTTGGGATTTAGAAAAAAACCTAATTCCTATAATGATAGAGATGAGAGCTAAGGGTGTAAGGGTTAACCGAGACGAAGCAGAAAAATTACGCAATAAATTTATAACTAAAGAAAAAGATATTTTATCTAATATAAAAAATTTAGTTGGTAAGGAGATTGATATTTGGGCAGCTAGACAAATTGCTTATGCCTTTGACAAATTAGGTATTGACTATCCTAAAACTGAAAAGTCCAAAGAACCTAGCTTCACTCAAAATTGGTTGGTCAATAATAATACAGATATATCTAAACTTATTGTTAATGCCAGAGAAATAAATAAGTTTCACAATACTTTTTTGAATTCTATTATGAAATACGAACACAAAGGTCGTATTCATGCAGAAATAAATCAACTTCGCTCAGACTCCGGAGGAACTGTATCTGGTCGTTTATCTATGAGTAACCCTAATTTACAACAATTACCTGCGCGCAATAAAGAATATGGCCCTTTAATACGCAGTTTATTTTTACCAGAAGAGGGATATAAATGGGGTAGCTTTGATTATTCGCAACAAGAACCACGACTAGTGGTTCATTATGCATCAAGTATTGGTGAAGGCTATGAGGGGTCACAGGAATTAGTTGAAGCCTATACAAATGCAGATGCTGATTTTCATCAAACTGTTGCTGACTTAGTGGGTATTGACAGAAAACAAGCTAAAACAATTGGATTAGGTTTAATGTATGGGATGGGTAAAAATAAATTAGCCAACATGTTAGGTTTAGATTTTCAAGAAGCTAATAATCTTATTTCAAAGTTTAATCGTAAAGCACCTTTTGTAAAATTATTATCTGATCGATGTATGAAAAAAGCAAATGAAGAAGGGGTTATACGAACTAAGCTAGGTAGAAAATGCAGGTTTGAAGTTTGGGAACCAAAGGACTTTGGTATTCATACACCAGAAACATTTGAGAATGCTAGTGCCAAATATGGTCGAGGTAATATTAAGAGAGCCTTTACTTATAAAGCTTTAAACAGATTGATTCAAGGTTCTGCCGCGGATCAAACTAAACAAGCTATATTATCGTGCTATAAGTTAGGTTATTTACCTTTACTTCAGATTCATGATGAACTTTGTTTTAATGTTTTAAAAGAAGACGTGTCGAAGATTGTAAAAGCGATGGAAGACTGTGTGGAGCTCAACGTTCCAAGTGTAGTTGACGTTGCTTTAGGCAACAATTTTGGTTCTGTTATCTAGAATTTTTAGCTTTATGAATATCTTCCAAAACAAGTCTTGATTTGATTTGGTCTATTTGATTTTCAAGTGCTTTCATCTCAACAGTGTAAACACCTTGTGTTGTATACATGCTGTTCCATTGAGACTCCAGTGCCATCTTTCTAGATATTAACTCATTCAGTAACATCATGTATTTATGTTATACACTTTTTTCGTATTTTGTCAATAATACCCCATGATAATCTTATGAAATTTAAAATTTTCTCTTGACAGAATCTTATTAATTATTAAAATCATAATATTATTAATTTTAATTAAAGGAGAAAATATGGACACTACACGTTGGAAATCAGTTGCTGTAAGAATTGATGCTTATAATCTTTTAAAAGCAGAAAGTGATGTAACTAACAGGTCTCCGGGTAATCAGATGGAGGAGTTAATTAAAAGCTTTGTAGAGGATCAAGCAAAAAAATATAAAAAATCACCTAAAGTTTATAAAGACGAACTATTAAGTGGTAAATATCTAAGACAAATATAAAGGAGAAAATATATGGTAGAACCACGATGGGCTCCTTTTCTTGTTTGGAAAGACAGAAAAAATTATGCAGAAGGGTTTAGAGATGACTCTTTGCAGCATGATGATTATAAAAAGGGTATACATATTTCTATACCAGATCGTTTAAGCATCACACAGGATTCCGAGTTTGAATATGGCACTGCAAAAATGAAAGCCATTCATGTACAAAGATGTCCTCATTTTCAAGATCACTTATATGTTTTTGCTAAAGAGCTATGAAAAAAAGGTATTTAAAAGAAGATTATGAAAAAAGGTTGAACGATAGCATGAGAAGAAAACCTTTTAAAACTTTACATAATCTTTTGTGTGAATTACACCTTGATTATAACGCTTGTCTCGCAGGTAACTTAGAGGGTGATCCAAATGAATTACAAAAACGTTTTGTACGATTATGTCGCGCTAACAATCTTAATTTTGAAACAGAATGGGAAAAAATGGAGTGTCAACATGACCATTAACTACAAGGAGACAAAATGATTTTACCAAGTATTTATTTATTTTTACTTACGGTAACAAATGCTGGTGACTATAAAGAACATTATTTTGGTAAAGTTAGAGATTGTGGTGTTGCAGACAAAATTATGTATTCAAACAAACACTTAAACAATAAAGAAATTCTTGGATATATTTGTTTAAACTTTGATACTAATACAGTGCGTAAAGGTTATAGATATTCCAGAGTTGTTCAGGAATTTGACATTGACTTTGTTGCTGAACATAAATTACCACCGTTATTTAAAAAAAAAAAATTAGAAAAAAGGAGAAAAAAAAATGGAAACAATAATATTAGGAATAGTAATTAATCTCTATACATGGAGTAACGCTGATTTTTTCGTTGCACGTCGTAATAATGAACGATTATACGATTGTCGTTGGGAAATCGTTGACTGGCAGAAAACAGACTACAAAAACCCCTCTGTGAGCGTGTTTGGATATGTCAAATATAAACACCGATGCGTCGAAAAGGAGAAGTAAATGAATGAGAAGGAAACCTTAGTTAAATGTGTTGTAAATCCAGGATTTGCAACACAACGACTTATTCAAAAATATGGGTATAGTATGACCCAATTACAAAAATTAAGAGATCGAAGCTAGTCTAGACACATGGACACTTCACAAATTGCTTATCAAATATTTTATGCTATTATAAGTGCAGAAGGTAAAAAATAAATGAACAAAAAAACACATCTTCGTTTGTTGTCTCTTGGTGCCGGAGTGCAATCTAGCACTCTTGCTCTTATGATACATAAAGGAAAAATACCCATGGTTGATTGTGCAATCTTTGCTGATACTATGGCAGAACCTCCAAAAGTATATAAATGGTTAGAGTTTATAAAAAAAACTGTGTCTTTTCCTGTATACATTGTTAGTTACAGAAATTTAGAACAAGATGTATTAGATGCTAGTGAGGGTAATTTTCAAGCCTTTACCATCCCTTTTCATACAAAAGATGTAGATAATGGAAAACGAGGAATGCTTATGCGACAATGCACAGCAGATTATAAGATAAAACCTGTTGTAAAAAAAATTCGTGAATTATTAGGATATAGTAAAGGAGAAAGAGTTAGTTTTGATACAAAAGTAGAGATGTTATTAGGTATCTCTACAGATGAACTCAAACGAATGAGAATGAATAAATTACGATACATACAAAATCAATATCCACTCATTAATGATTTAGGTATGTCAAGGCAGGACTGCATAGCCTGGATGAGAGATAATGAGTATCCATTGCCTACTAAATCTGCTTGTTATTTTTGCCCTTTTCATAGTCAAGCCTCATGGAAAGAAATAAAAAAAGATGATCCAGAGTTATTTAAAAAAGCTGTTGATATGGATGATAAGATTAGAAATCAAGAAAAGTATAAAATAAAAAATAAATTTAAAGATGAATTATTTTTACATAGAAGTTGTCAACCCCTCGAGAAGGCCATGGAAGATGATGGACAATTAGATATGTTCGATAACTTTAACAGTATTTGTGACGAGGGTATGTGTGGTGTTTAAACATAGACACAAGAAACATGGCAAACCAATACACAAAAATATCTAATAAAAAACTTTTTGTAAAAGACTCTACATACCTTAATCGAGCTGCATTAAAACAACGCATTATAAAAGATAATCTCTTGCCCTATTTTTGTTTTTTGTGTAATAATGATGGTACTTGGAAAAATAAAAAACTTGTTTTGATTCTTGATCATATAAATGGTATTAGAAATGATCATAGATTGGAAAACTTGCGATTTGTTTGTCCGAACTGTGATAGTCAACTGCCAACATATAAAAGCAGAAATATCAAGTACCAAGAACCATGAGCCACGAACCAAGAACCTTGTTAAACCTTAATTTGGATTGGCCATGGCATCAAAACAACAAAAAGAAAAATTAAAAAAACTTCTTAATCTTTTATCGTTTAAACTAAATCATAAAAATTATGTTGAAGCTTTTAGTTTAATATTTAGCTTAAGATTAGGTAATCTGTCTCAAGAAGAAATGATCGATATATTCAAACAAGTGTCAAAAATAGAATATGAATTTCAACAATATAAAAAATTTACAGTCGTGCAAGGTAGTAAAGATGATAAAAAATAGCTACACTTGTAATATGAAGAAGAAAAAAATTAATTTAGCCGATCTATTTCAAGTCACGGATCATGAACCATTGATCCTAAATGTTGGTGAAATGAACATAGAAGAACGAGACTTGTTTTTTGATAAACTGTATCAAGATTATATAATCTTGTTAGAAGAAGAAAAAACCCCGAAACATGTCTCACGGAACTATGCTAGATTATTAAAAGAACTTTCAAAACATTATTTTCACTAATGGTTGCTCCTCATTTACTGTCTAAAATAGGATTGCGCTTTGCTCGATGTGTTCTGGACAAAAATCTAGATCCAGAACAAAAATTATGGAGAGCAGTTGTTATCAATGCTTTTGATGAAACTTTAATAACACAGTCAGATAGAAAATCATCTTTAATAAAAATATTTGCACATAATTGGATTGTAAGCAAAAGTAAAGATTTTAAAATAGTTTGTGAATGGGGAACGCTTGATCCAGATGATATGTATCAATGTTATCATAACGCTTTAAAACAAAAACAAGTCTATTTTACCCAGAGACAAGTTGCATGGAAAAAATACGATACGATTTATAAAAAAATGTTAAGTGAAGAAAATAAAATTGCAAAAAAAATTAAAAGAAAACAGGTAGATCGATATAGACAATTTGTCAAAGATACTCCTGATATTGTTATTTCGACCATATTTGTTTCAGCTTTTGTATAGTACCCATGTTTTTAAAATTTCTTATATGCATAATAATCATACACAAACATAAAAAAAACATAGAGTATACTTCTTGATAATATACCCAAGCAACCCAAACAACTTGGCTACAAAGTCCGAATAAAGGGGCATACCAGGATTTATTACCATAAATCATAATTGAAATAACAGCAGATAAACTAGCTAAAATTTCTAGTAATAACAACATATAAAAAAATAGCACATAAACTGTAAACAATCTATGTGCTATATATAACGAAAGGAAGGGTAAATATTTTAAACCCCTAAAATTACACATTATCATATTTTAAATTTAAATACAATTAAAATTGCTACTTTCCTATATACCCCTTCCTTACAACTTTTTTTTAAAACATAAAAGGTAAAATAAGCAAATATTTTAGGAAACTAGGAAAAAACCCAGAAAACTAGGAAATATAACAAATAGTTTTAGGAATATTTTAGGAATAATTCCCAAAAAGTAGGAAAAATAGTACAATAAATCATAAAAATAAAGATTCCTTATGGACAAGACCTTGCAATTTATTTATTTTTTTTTTATTGTAAGTAAGAGGTATATAGAAATTGTGGCATATTTAAACATGAATAGGTTTTATTACAAACCATTACCTGATAATTTAAAGATTGGCTCTAGTAAAATAGATGGTCATGGAATATTTGCTACTATTAACTTAGTTAAGGGGTTGGATTTAGGGTGTACACATATTAAAATACCAATTGTACATGGCTATATAAGAACTCCACTTGGAGGATTTATTAATCATAGTGAAGACAACAATTGTGAACTATTTATAAAAGAAGATTGGGACGACTATATTATATTTAACATTAAAACAATAAAAAATATTGACCAAAATAATGAAATATTATTAAATTATGATTTGTAATGGGTAAAAAAAGCAATCAATTAAAAACAACTGTGGAATTAACTGCACAACAAAGAAAATTTGTCGATATTCTAGTTTCAAACTGGGGGCAAATTAAAAAAGCAGACGCAGCAGAACAAGCAGGTTACACTTCAACTCGTGGTAAACCATATGAGCAAGCTAGTCGTTTGTTGAACCCAGATTTAAATCCTCATGTTTGTCGATATCTTGAAAAAAGATTACAAAGAGAACAAGATCGTTATGAAAAAGATAAGCTGGCTAGGTATAAAACATTTGAGCGATTAAGAAATGGTGCAGAACAAAAAGGTCAATATACTGGAGCAATTAATGCTGAATATCGAGCAGGTCAAATGGCAGGAATGTTTATAGATAAAAAAGAAATAACTCATAATACACTTGAGGGAATGAATAGAGAGCAACTTGAAGAACGATTACAACAATTAGAACAAAAGATTGGGGAATCACAAGCAATCATAGATGTGACCCCCAATCATACTAAATAAATCATCCAATCATATCAGAAGCGATAATAATATTTGTATTGTTAAAATTGATATAAAAACTATTGTCAGTGTAAGTATTAGTTTA